GGGATTCCCCAACTAAAATTGGAAACATTGAACAAGGTTATCCACGCTTTTCCGAAAGCGGCAAACCTGTTCTTCACCAATATGTTTGGTGAAAACAAAGCAGATTCAGATACCATTACATGGGAAACTGAGTTCGGCAGTGCTGGTATGACCCCATTTGTTGCTCCTGGTTCGGTAGCTCCTGCTATTGGGCTCGACGGTGTTGGCAAAGGGTCTGCAACCGCCGCCTTCTTCAAAGAGAAGATGTACTTTGATGAGGAGTTTTTGAACAATCTTCGGCAGCTCGGTACCTATGCTACCTATGAAACAGCCAAAGTTAAGCTGGCTCGTGGACTGTTGAAACTACGTAATCGTATGGATCGTCGTCGTGAGTGGATGACTGCTCAGATGCTGGTAAACGGTTCTTTCTCCTATGTGACTAAAGGAGAAACCAATGTCAGCGTATCTTATGGTATTCCTACCTCCCATATGGTAACGCTTGCTGCTGATCGCCAGTGGGATGATGGTGCAAATCGTAATCCTGTTGAAGATATTATGGATGCGAAGACGGTAGTTGCCAACGATGCAGGGGTTCAGTTAACGGACGCCTATCTGAACAGCGAATTGCTCAAGCTACTTATTCTTGATAGCAAGATCCAAGCACTGCTGAGTAAGTCTGCATTTGGTTCTGGTGACCTGTTCTCCAGACCACGTGAAGTTATTGGTTCTCTGCTCAATCTTAACCTGACTACCTACGACGAGCTGTACGAGGTTCAGGGTTGGGTTATGTCTGCTGTTACTGGCGGTTCTTCTACCACAGTTACAGTGGATGATCCTTCGGACTTTGAAGTTGGTGGTACTCTCCGTTTCATCAAGGTCAAGGAAGCAAATGTATGGGAAGACGAGACCATCACTGCTGTTAACAAGACGACTGGTGTGATCACTGTAGCCACCGCACCAACTCTTTCCTTTACTGCAGGTATTGATAAGGTTGTTATGCGTAAGAAGTTTATCGGTGACGATACCTTCTTTATGATGAATCCGGTTGCTAATGATGGTACAAAGATTGCTGAGATCCTTATGGCTCCTTATGGTCTTGGTCGTCGATGGGGTTACTACTCGGACAAGAAGGATGAGTGGGATCCAGAAGGAACCTGGTTAAGAAACCAGGATAAGTGTCTGCCCGTTCTTTACTTTCCGAACAATACTTTCAAGTACATCGTGAAGTAATACCAGTCAACACAAAGAGGACAATCCAATGAGGAAGATTAAAGTACAACTCTTGACCACGTTGAAGGGGCGACAACTGTTCAGCAATGGTGCTGTTTTTACTGGCACCATTGCTGAACTGCCACCCGACATCGCTGATGCAGTAAGAAAAAACGCCAGATACATCACAGTAACAGAATTGCCGATGGATCTGGTGGAAGAGGTAGAGGAAAACCTGATCCCTGAAGTCGTTGTAGCAGAAATCAAGGAACCAGCCATTACCGTTGATTCCCCTGTTGAAGAATCAATTCCTGTACAAGACGAAGGGCAAACTACCCCTGAAGAGAAAAAGCCTGTCACAGAGGAAAAACAGCAGCCCGTTAAAGTCCCTGTAAAAAGGACCAGAAAGGCAAAAATCCTGAAGCCAAAGGAGTAGGCAATGGCGATTGAATCCAGATTAGTGTTGATTGATCTTACCAAGAACCTTATGGGTGGTTCTTTTGATAAGGTTTCGGATAATGGATTCGATCAGGCTGCTGACCAGGCTGAAAAGGAACTCTCCGCTATCTATCCAATAACTGACAACATTAAAAGTTATTGGATAGTGGAGAGGGTTCGTCGTCATGCTATTTACATATTAATGGTGGAAGCTGCCCACAAATTTCAGTACAAGCAGATTCATATTGAACACCGTTTCAAACACTACATACAACTTATTGAAAAGATGGACAGGGAATGGCTGGAAGTAATGGAAGATGAATTTGGCCCTGTCTACGATGAATTTTGCTATTATTTAGAAACTGGTTTTGTTTATGATGCACTTGGTAGAGATATAACTTACAGTTAACGGTACGAAACATGTCAGAAATTGGTGCGGATATCAAGGAAGTATTACAGGAGCTTGGTACTACGACTTTAATTTATCGTACCAATGGCAGCACTTTTTCTGAATTGGGGGATATAGAAGCATACCCAGAACATTCTTCTGAGTTTACCCGCCAATTTTTCAGCCTTCTCACTCTCGCCCATGACACAAATGCACGTAATGGTGATATAATTGAATCGAATGGTACATTCTATGTAGCCACTAATGTCATACCATCATATTTTGAAGATGGAGTAGTTGATAACAGTATTTCGCTGTTCAAGTGTAATGTTAATGGTGTATTAAAAAGACCATCAGTTACAACAGACCCAACAGATTATGTACAAAGAACCGTCTTTACCATTAAGGCACCAAATCCATCAAGTATTCGTGCATTAGAGTATGAAAATAAATTTAATGCTGGTCCTGTATTCGCGGAGGAAACGCAATTCTTCTTGAGAGAACGGCACATATTAGTTCTTCCTGGTGGAATAGATGCTGCGGTGGGAGATAGATGGTATCCCGTGTACACAGATACCACTAAATATTTCCGTATTGAGACAGTTGATGTGTACAGATTTCCTGGTTGTATGATTTGTGGATTGACAGAGGATACCAGATAATATGGCACCAGGATTCTTCAAAAGCAGAGGCCAGTTAATAGCCGTAGATCCACGAGGTCTGAACGATTTCTACAAAGATCTCAAGTCTGCATTTGGTAAATATGTTGCTACGGCACATACTGTTTCTAAATGGGTGAATCTCAATGGTGGTGGGATGTACACTACTGCATCGAAAAACGCAGGAGTAGCCACAATAAAGTCTATTATTGATGGTGATATTGAGGTTGGTAAGAACTGGCCACCATTGAGTAAGGAACATATCGATTCCAGAGAGGGATTGGCTACATATGATAAAACGTGGAAATTCCGTGGGAATGTATACCAAAATATCATAGCCAGAAAAAGTGGTAAGGGATATGAAATAGGAATTGATCGTAGAAAGATGGTAACGCCCACAGGGTTTTCTACCCATGCAGGTACAGCAGGATTGGCACAGAAGATCCCTATAGAACGGTATGCTGGTTGGGTGGAATACGGTACAAAGTGGATGCCACCGCGCCCATTATTCAGTTTAGCTGCTGTCTACTTCTCACAAACGATTGCACCTGCACTGCATAAAATAGTGAAGAAGTCTGTACAAAGAGTGGCTAATAAATATATAATCGAGAAGGTCAGGGGTAAGTATGATAATGCCCCTATGGCTGGAGGTATTAGTCAGGGCAGTATGGAGATGGCCAATGCGAACCCAGACAGTGATTTTTCATCTGAGGTAATGAATGATCTCTTTCTCCGATCAAGTATGGGAGAAGGTGGAATTTCATTGACTAAGCATGTTGGTGAAAAAGGCATGTCTCAAGTCAGTACCTTTGATGCTGCTGACAGGAAGGAATTGAAAAAGACACTGAATGGTCTTACTGGTAAAGATTTAGATTGGTTGGCTGAACATGCTGCTGAACTTAAAATGGATGACTGATGAGAAATCTTGAGATACTACCAGAAGATATATTAATCATTGCTGAGTTTCGTCTATCAGAAATCAAGATGCTACGGGAAGCAATGAACCATACTACCGTAGCCATGAACCTTTCTGAACCAGAATATAAGAAGGCCCATGATTTCTTTACTACTGATTTTATGAATTGGATTAATGGTACAATAAAGGCGGTTGAGAATGGTTGATCCAACTCTCCAGGAATCTCTGTATAAGATGTCTGTACGCAAGTTTTTTACAAACCAGATACAGGATATCCGAGGAAAACATGTTTTCTTTGATAGACAATATTCTATACCGAAGAACACTGCTGGTGTTGATCTGAAATCCTGGATCGTAGTGGGATTTAATGGGATTGATATTGACACTATATCAACTGGTATGTTAGAAGTAATCTGCTTCAGTAGAAATGATGAAGGTGGGATTGAATTATCTGCCCTGCGTGATATACTGATGGATATGATGGTAGATGAGTCCATGCCAGATGGCTGCCGCAGAATACCTTATTACAATTATGATTGGACTGAGGTAGGTGGTATGCTTGGCTATATGGACACCAAAGAATCAGGTGTACAGTATGGCGCAGATGGTACAAATTTTAAGATTATTGCCATAACGTTGAAATGGGGAACCAAATGAGTACTTTTATTCTTTGTGAGAAATGTGGCAAAAAGTTACTCAGCAGGTTACCAAATGGTATATGGCAATTTCGATTCGGCAAAAGGGAAAATTGTGAACCAGTTGTTGACATAGAGATACATGGAAGTATACGGATGCGATGTCTGAAACGTTCATGCCGACATATCAACATACTGCACTATTTCCCAAACAATCCTGACCAGGAAAAACCAAGTAGCACAGATAAAATTAAAAAGTAGGAGAAAAACATGGCTCGCTCCGGTCCATTGACAAAAGACACCAGTACAGTCGCATTAGGACTTGCACAAATTCGTGTAGGTGCAGCACTAGCCAATATTGATCAACTTGGCTCTGTTTTACCAGAAAGCGCATCGATCGGCGCATTGGCCAGTACCAAGTATACAGGTACTGTTGATTATTGGAAACTCAAGTCAGGCTTTCCTCAGTTGGAAGATATGACCATCCCACTGACTGAATCCGCCATGCTTGAATGTGAATTCAAAGAAGTTACTCCGTACAATCTGGCGTTAGCTCGTGGTCTCGATCCTGAAGGTGGTGTGGCTTCTACTGCCGCTGTCCTTGCTTCTTCTACTACTAGTGGGACAACGGCTGCTGCCACTACTCCGATCACTGTAACACAGGATGCTGGCCCCGTTACAGATACCTTTACTGTTGTGTTCTCTTCTGCAACTGCCTTTGATGTTTATGGTATGAATGAGGGTGATCTTGGTTCTGGTACTGTCTCGGCTGAGTTCTCTCCTGCAAATGGTGGTGCAGATTATTTCGCCATTCCAGCCAATTACTTTACTGGAACCTGGGCTGCTGGTGAAACCCATACTTTCCGGACAACTGCTTTTGCAGCTTCTGGTGCGTATGACGACAACCATGGTGGGGCTATCAATCTTGGTGGTCTTGTTGCTCCTGCATTTATTCGTATGGAGGCGGTGTACACTTACCCTAATGGTACGAACCATATGTACATCATTTTCCCACGTGCCAATGCAACTGCATCTATGGAAATTGATCTCCAGGCTGAAGACAATGCAAACATCCCATTGACATTCGAAGG